CTTTACTGGAGCAAGAGGTCCACTCAGCGGTGAGGCCGAGTGGAACTCTGACTCAAGCTTGGCTTTCGTTTAAAGATTGAACTTGAGTTTTCACCGAAGGCTCGGCACTTGCACTTGCACTTGCGGCAATAGCTTTAACCAAAGCGTCAATGCAGTCATGGAACATGAACCCACGGCCCACTTTCTGGCTACGGAAGCCGATGTAGTGCTCGGCGAGTGAGTATGCCATTTCATACCCATAGCACATTATGGTGTCATCTGCACCTTCGACATATCCACCAGTGTAACTCCCAGCGATACGACGTTGAGTGTTCTGCTTTGTGTGCGTAGGCCAGGGTGGGAGTTCACCAGTCGCTGCTGTGAACGCAGCACCCGCTTCAGCGTGGTCGTAGATGGAATGTGAATCTCGGGTTGACAGGAAGGCGACAATCTGCTGTAGGAGCAGGGGAGTAACATTAGTAGTAACGCTTTTCATATTCGTAAAGTATTGCTCAGTTGTTGGGCATTACTAGAAGCTAGGAGATAACCTTGAAGTCAGCTTCGACCATTTTACCCCGTTTCCAGATGAGAGTCTTTAGCACGCGCCAACCGAAAGACTCCCAGCGAGCGGTGGTGGGGGCTGTGCGGCAGCTGTGAAGGAGCACTTGCCGTTTGCCTAGGGTAGCGACGTCACGTGCTTCTGAAGTGAGCGCGTGAATGTCATCTTGGTGTGCAGGCCACGCTTGGTCGTAACGAAGCATGTCAAGGGGGAAGTATCCCGAACCTTCGACTTTGAACTCTATGATTTTGTTTGGCATTTTTGTTTGTGTGTTATGCGAGATGAACGAGTAACGGTACAATGTAACGTCTCGCACAGCTCGCGGTTATTATTGCTGCTAAAGGTGCTACGCTAAAGAAATTGACCTCACACCGCAGAGCTTCCGAGAACGCGCGATTCGTACGCAACGCGCATTGGGACTCATGCTTAGGCGTTAGTCTGGCATTGGTGCTGCTATGCACGGTAGGAGAGCCAAGGTTGCCTGAGTGACTCATGCTGCGAGTGAGGTTTTTGCACTTGACTTCTCGCAACCTTTCCGTCGCGATTCGGGCTTTGGTGGAGGCACTTGCTGAAACGCTAGCTTGCGTAACGCGCGCGTAACCACCTTGGCGGATACCCGCTAGGCGATTTGAGCCTTGCCTGCTCGACCCTAAGAGTCTCATGCTCCACGCATCCTAGCAGCTTCCGGGGGCCGGGTCAAGCATTTTTTTGCTAATACCTAAAGATTAGATATTATAATACCTAATACTGGCTCATTAGCCTGCCTTATATTAGCCTGCCTTATGGCCGGGATTAGGCGGCCTAATATAGGTACTACTACCTATAGACCGTGCTTGCGCGATCTGCTAGCATTAGCGAATGGAAGAACGTTTGGCCGGAGACGAGATATTAAGTTACGATACGCTACAATCATTTCGCCGACCTTTGGTCTATGCTTGGTTGCGTGACGGTTATTATCTCTATATCGGTTCATCAGAGCACGGGCTGCTACGATACTATAACCATAACATAGTTGGTGTAGTTGAAGCTTTCCTTCTAACCGATGCATTATCAGTCTGGTACTGCGACTCTCTAGCCGAGGCGGAACGCTTAGAACGTAGCCTTATTAAAACGTTTGCACCAAAGTATAACAAAACTCACAACCCAAACTATGAGCGACAAGCCAATAGACGCACTTCCTCGACCTGATCTTCGTGAAAAGGCGTTTCGTAAATACGAACGTTACATCAATCGCGCGTTGCATGAAACTTACGAGTTAGATCCCGCAATAGAATTACGTATGAAGCCTCACAGTTTTATCGTGCGCTTTAAAGATGCAGTGCTTGGGTTTCAACGTTACCGCTATAGCTCTATCTTCTTCTCTCACGACACAGACTTCAAACCGATCAAACTCTACGAGTTGGCTAATGGCTATGTCCGCATCGTCAACGAGAGCTTGGCGGATTCACTTCTATCGAAAGCGAATGTTAACTCCTCCCTTTTGCACGTCTCTCGCGACATGCTACGTATCCTTGAAATAGCAAAGCAATACCACCTCCACGCGCGCGAAGACCAAACCTTTGTTCAATACTCAACTCCAGAAGAACGCACAAAAATGATTAACCTCCAAACTGACCACGACGGCGACTATTCAATAGACGTGCGGGACTTTGGTCCTGGTATTGTTGTAATGCGGCAATGAGTATTGCTCAGTTCTTGGGCATTACTAGAGCTGCGAATAGCTAGAATTATCTATCTATAACGAGGTCGAAGGGGAATCGGAAGGAGAGAGTAGTCTTGTAAAAATTTTTTTTTACTAAACTATACTCTCCGTTTCCAAAAGTCGGTCCACTTCACTTCCTTAGGAGCGAGCCAAAGCATCGTTATAGATAGAAATAGCTAGCATTGTAAACTCATGACATGAGGCGGTGCAAGAGCTTACAGCGGCCTCCGCCAGCAGCTACATAGCTTCTAGTACATGAGAGTGGAGTGAAGTAGTAATAGCTTATAGCGTATAGTGAAGTAGCGTCACGGGACGAAAATTCCCTCCGGGCTTTCACCCGGAGGGTTGGGGTTACTCCTTCTCCGGCACTATCGCGATGCTTCGCAGGACCAACTCCTCAGCTTTGTCTTGCTCTTTGTCGCTCAACTCCATGATGTCGACGAAGTCCCCGTTCAGAACCGGCGGTCCGGCTCCGCGCTCGATGACCAGCTCGATGGATTTTTGTCCCGTGATTTTCACGGGGAACCGAAACGAATATTTAATGGTTTTCAACATAGGTGAAAAGCGGGTTAGTCACTTCCCCGCTGGTTTTCTGCTATTGGTTTTCTGGCGCTGTCACTTCGCTCTCGATTTTCCGCATGGCGGTTTCGAGTGCGTCTGCCGCAACCTTGCGGCTGAACCAGCCATACTTTTCGAGCCGCTGGCGAGTTGCCGAATGGTTGCCAAAGCGGTTCACCACGGTTGCGAACGTCGCGGCGTCGATCTCCTTGTCGTTCAAGAGTTTAAGCGCCTCGGCTTGGAGCTTGTCCGCCTGCGTCTTGCCGAACGTTTCCGCCCCTTGTATCGCCTCAAAGAGGCAGTGGGCAGAAGCTTCCAATTCTGTCATTTTTTTATCAGCCATAACTTCTATCTCGCCCGGCCAAGCTTCTGGCTTAGCACTCAGGCTGGAGAGAGCATAGCTCACCCCGAGGCATAATGCAAGCGCGAAGTGAAGATAGCAGCTAAGCTAATGCCGCCTCATCACCTAGGCTTATGGCTAATAGGAGTCGAGAAGCAAAGCTAATAGTCACGCGCCCCTACCCCCCGTCCCCCCACCTTGAGTAGCGTGGCGTGGGGTCGGGCGAGGCTCCATGCAAAACCGTACCAAATGGAAACTTTTTGCCTAGTATGAAAGCGAATTCTGATCCTTCGATCTTTGGAGTCGCAGCTCCAACGCTCCTTGAAGCAAAAGAATGGTAGAGATACCTATTGCACTGGGAGCTAGGAAGTGGTAGAGTAGTCGTGAAGGTTCGAGGCAACGACGCCTCGGAGCCAAAGCTCAAAGTTTTAGTGAACGCAACAGTCCTAGAACAGTCTGAAACCGATCGTGATAGTACCTACGGCGCAGAAGCTGTACGTCTCATGATGCTGCAACCGCTAAACATGTTTAAGCCTTTGGACCTGCGGGTAATACATAAAACTCCTAGCCATGAAGACGAACGCGCTGAGTGATTTCTCAGATCTGTTAGAGAGTAATGCCCAATCATTGGGCAATACTGGCAGCTCGAAGCCGCCGACGGGCGAAGCCCTCGGTCTCAATCCTGTAACAGGTTCATCCGCAGCGCAGCCGACGCCCGAAGCCCTCGGTCTCGTACCCGCCATCAATACCCCTGGGCTTACACCTGCTGGTTCTATTGTCGTGCAAGAGTCAATGCCTTCGCCATTGTGGAATCGCAAAGAGCCACAATATCAAAGGCAGCAAGAGTTACCCTGGCATCGTACCGCGCTTGAGATGGCCGCCAACGGGTACACTGCGGAAGAAGTAGCTGCGCGGCTTGGGTGTAGTCCTACAACCGTCCAAGACATCCTTCGCCAACCGCAGTATCAACAAACACAGGTAAATCTCATTCGACAAGTGTCAAACCAAGACCACGAGGTTTGCGAGCTGATCAAGGATAACGTCAAGAACGCTATTACTACTTTGGCGACAATTGTCAAAGACGAAAAGGCGCGCGGCTCAGACCGCATCGCGGCGGCGCGTGAACTTCTCGATAGGCGTTATGGCAAGCCGAACCAGCCCATGAACCGCGGTACGGACGTTGATTTGAACAACCTATCCGACGCCGAACTCGCCCGTATGTTGCCACCGAAGACCGCCACCGGGACCAATTCCTAATGTCCGACGTTCTCACCCCAACCCTATCTCCGGCGCAAGTCCTGCTAGACCGCAGAGCGCGGCGGAAGTCTCTGCTTAAATGGTGCGAGTTCATTGAAGGCAAGAAGAACCAGTCCCCCGCGCTTCACCACCGCCTCATCATCGACGTTCTCCAGAAGATTACCGACGGCACTCTAAAGAACGTTATTCTTTTAATGCCACCGGGGGCGGCGAAAAGCACCTACACTTCGGTAGACTTTCCGCCGTTCTATCTTGCGAATCATCCTACACATCTGATTCTCGCTTGTTCTTACTCCTACACCCTAATCGAAGGGTTTGGCCGCCAATGCCGTGACATCATCGACGTTAACTCACATGAACTCGGATACTCCCTCTCATCCACCGCTGCTGCCTCTGGCGACTGGCGAATCGACAAAGGCGGCGGGTATTTCTGTGCTGGCGTCGGAGCAGGCATCGCCGGACATCGCGCAGATCTCGGTTTCATCGACGACTTCATGGGGTCGGAGGAACAAGCCGACTCGAAGGTGATTCGTGAGAAGCACTGGAACTGGTGGATCAACGACTTCTCTCCTCGGTTAAAACCCGATGCCGCCACCGTAATAATTGCCAACCGACGCCATGACGAAGATCTCGTAGGTAAAATCCTATCTGACGAACCTGACAACTGGACCGTTATCAAAATCCCGTTCGACGCTCGCGAGAACGACCCCTTGGGCCGCGCGGTTGGTGAACCTCTCTGGCCTGAATGGTTCCTCATGAACGAGAACGCCAAGCGTAAGATCGCACGGGCGCGGCGCAATCCTACCACCTGGGCGGGGCTGTACCAACAAGACCCACACCCCGAAGAAGGTGGTTACTTCAAGCGAGAGAATATCTGTGAATACGATCCCAGTGAGCTTCCCGAGAACCTTAAAATCTACGTCGGTTCCGATTACGCGGTTAAGCGTGGCGAAGACCTCGACCGCTTTTGCTTCCTTCCCGCCGGGGTGGACGTACGCGGTAATCTGTACATCCTGCCGGACTGGTTCTGGACGCAAAGCGACACCCTTGCCGCCGTGGATGCCATGCTCGAAATGGTGCGTCGTCGCAAACCAATGCTTTGGGCGGCAGGTCGGGAGAACATTACTGGTTCTATAGCACCGTTCTTAACCGAACGTATGCGTCAGCAAAACACCTTCGTCGCGATTGAGGAGTTTAGCGAAGCGCGGGACAAAGAGCAAAAGGCACAGTCTATTCGTGCGAGGATGACCGCCAAGACTGTATTCTTCCCCCGTTTCGCGCCCGGATGGAGCGACGCGTTGGCGGAGTTGTTGTCCTTCCCCACAGGAAAACACGATGACTTCGTCGACGCGCTCGCGAAACTCGGTCAGCTATTGGACAAAGTTCGTCCTGCGAATGTAGCTACCGCCGAACCCAAAGAATGGTCCCCACAATTCGAAAAGCCCACACTTGGCTGGTTGAAACGTAGCCATGAGGCACAAGTACGTTTCCAACGTGAACGTGATAACGACAAGTAATTATGCCTGCTACTGATCTAATTGCCGACACAGTACCGCCACAGGAACAAAAGCCTAAAGACCCTAGCGCAATGCACGAGTCTGAGGACGAAGCTTCTTCTGAAGTTCAAGCCCGGCGGGCACTTGTCAAACAATGGGGTGAACGCATTCGCACCGCCAAAGCAAAATGGGAAGAAGACTTCAAGCGAATGCGGTCCAACATGGAGTTCGTCTACGGTCTCCAATGGAACGGTCAGCAATACCTCACCGACCAACGTTACATCGCGAACTTCACCATCCGCGCGATTAACCAAAAAGTCGCCACGCTCTACGCCCGCAATCCACAAGTCACCGCTCAGCGACGTCCTCGCTTGGACTTCGAAGTCTGGGACGGCAAGATGGAGTCCATAATGCAAGCGACCGGCGCGGCACTTCAGTCCATGAACACCATGGGTTTCGTTCCCCCCGAAGCGATGGCACTTCTAAACGACTTCCAACGTGGCCGCCAGATGCAACAGCTCGTTGAACGTGTTGGTAAATCCCTTGAAACTGTCTACCAATACCAAATGGACACTCAAGAGCCTACGTTCAAAACCCAAGCAAAGCAGTTCGTTCGCCGCGTTGCTGTATGTGGCGTGGGATACATTAAAGTAATCTTCTGCCGCAACTATGAGACTAACGACCTCACCCAATCGGAAACGCGTCAATCGACCGCCGAGCGCGTCCTCCGCGCGAAACTCATTTTCGAAAAGCTTCAATCCGGTAAAATCGACGAAACCTCTGCCGAAGTCCAAACTCTCAAAGACCTGGTCGGATCTTTCAACACTAGCCCAGTTGATTCGGAGAACGTCGCAGTTAAAGAACGACTTATCTTTGACTTCGCCCCTGCTACTTCGATTATTCCCGACGACCGTTGCCGGAATCTCAAAGGATTTGTCGGTGCTCACTGGGTTGCTGAGGAATTTATATACCCACTTGATTACGTCAACGCCATGTTTGAAACGGACATCAAGCCAGGGGGTGATCTTAAGCACTATACTGGTGACGGGAAAGCTATCCAGAAGGCGGGCACGGGTGATGCGAAAGACGACCCAACCAAGAAGCCGCAAGTCTGCCTCTGGCAGGTCTACGACCTCGACACCAAAACGACGCTAGTTATCGTCGACGGACACAAAGACTTTGTGATGGAGCCGGAGGCTGTAACTCCCGCTACAAGTTCGTTCTGGACGATCTTTCCTCTAACCTTCAACGACGTAGAATCCACCCCTGGTTGCAAGGCGAGTCTCTTTCCGCCATCGGACGTACAGCTAATGGTCTCTCCGCAAAAGGAATGGAACCGTACCCGCCAAGCTCTCCGTCAACAACGCAAGGCGAACGCTCCGAAATACATGTGTCCTAAGGGAGTGCTCAGTGAAGCTGACAAGTCCGCAATCCAAAACGCCGACGACAACGCAGTCATCGAACTCGAAAACATCAACCCCGGTACCGACCCCGCGACCATCATCAAGCCCTTACAGGTCGCTGCGATCGACCCAGCTGTCTACGACACTAAGCCCCTTACTGAGGACACGCTCCTCGCTACTGGTCAGCAAGAAGCCAACGTTGGTCCTGCACAACCTAACGTTACCGCCACTGTAGGTTCTATCGCTGAACAATCTCGCATGACTGTCAGTGCATCAAACGTCGACGACCTAGACGACTGCCTGTCTGCTGTCGCCAAATGCGGTGGCGAGATGCTACTCCGAGAAATGTCCCCGGAAGTTGTCGAGCAAATCGCAGGCGTCGGTGCGGTTTGGCCTACCCAGGAACGTGAATCTTTCCTGAACCAGATAGAGCTACAAATAGTAGCTTCTTCTTCTGGCAGACCGAACAAAGCAATCGAGATTGCCAACTGGGAGAAGCTCGCTGGTATCATTCTCCAAGCAGGTGGCAACCCACAAGCCGTCATCCGCGAATCCATCAAACGTCTTGACGACCGTCTCGACCCTGCCGACTTCTTTCCTGTTCCCGGTATGGCTCCTCCCACGGCACCAGGAGCCGCGGCACCGGGTTCGGGGACCCCACCCCGTGCACCGGGTGGTGGTGCACCGCCAAGACCTCAGCGGGCCAACCGTCGCGGGGAAGGTCAGATGCACCCCCCGCCGGGTGCGGCTACGCCCGTTCCTCTTGGCGGTGCTTAATTTCCCGACCGTACCCAAACATAAACGTTAGTTAAACACCCAAAATCATATGCCCGGTATTGAAGACACACCCGCACCGATTGACACAAAGTCCGATCCGAACGCGAACATCTCGATGGTTGATTTCGTTCGGCAGCAGACTGGTATCAAACCAGAAGCTGAGTCCGAAACCGAAGTTGAAGCCGAAGCTCCGAGTAATGCCCAAGACCTGGGCAATACTGAGCCGGAACAAGAAGACGCACGTCTCGCCAAGGAGAAGGCGGACAAAGAGAAGGCCGATGCGTTAGCTAATGAAACACCAGAGGAACGTGAGGCTCGTGAGCAAAAGGAACGCGACGAGAAGGAAGAAACCGCTCGTAAGGAAAAGGACAGTAAGGAAAACGAGGACGGCAAGAAAGGTGGTGAAGAACAAAAGCCGAAAGACCCCGTGCCTTACGAGCGGTTTGAGGAGGTTAACACTAAGTATAAGCAGACCGCCGAGGAGTACGAGAAGATCAAACCGCTGGCCGAGAGTCATGCGGCGATTCAGGAGTACTGCTCACAATGGGGAATCACGCAGGACCAGTTCCGCAACCTACTTGAAGTGCAGCGTTTGCTGAACACCGATCCCGCCAAGGCGTTGGAGAAGATCCTACCTATTGTCGAACAGGTGCAAGGGTTCACGGGCGACAAACTCCCGGCGGACTTGCAAAAAGAAGTCGACATGGCGCAGCTTCCGCTCGAACGTGCACGGGAGATTGCCAAGTTGCGAGCACAAAACCAGCTTGGCGGTCAGAGCTTTCAACGGTACCAACAAATTCAACAAGAACGCGCGCAGCAACAGTTTCAGGCTGACCAAGTCAAGGCGGTGAACGCCTGGATGGACAGCAAGAAGAACGATTTGGACTTCAAGCCTCGTGCCGACAAGAACGGGCCGAAGGGTCGGTTCGAGTTTGTGTATGACGCCATGCAAGCGAGGCTCGCCGAACGGGACGCGCAGGGGCGACTCGTGCATGAGTTCAAGAACCCGAACGACGTGACCAAACTCCTTGAGGAATGCTACCAAGAAGTGGTACGCAGTCTTGCTCCGCTGTCACGGAAGGCAGCTACCAAGCCACGGTTGACTCATGGCGGTAGTGGTAGTCATAACACCGGGGAGTTCAAACCCGAGAACGCCAAGAGTATGGCGGAAGCTATACGTGGTGCCGCCGCCAAACACGGGTACTAAAATGATTTTGAGACCGCCACATACATCAATGTCGCAAGTCGAGCAATGCTCCTTCCCACATTGGATGTATGTGCGTTCTCTTAAACGCGATACCGGAGCCTCGCAACCTCCAAGACGGAATACGGACTCGACGCAATGCGATAGCCCGGTTGCCTCGCAAGCAACTATCGAGTTGAGTAAGAGTGATAGTGATAGTAAACGATCGAACAACAACAACCTTTTCGAAAGCAAACACAAATGGCAACACTCGGTTTAACAGTCGCCAACGACATTGCGTCCGCGGCACTCATCTTCTACGTCCGTGGGAAGACTCTTTCCCAAACCACGCAGGATAAACCCCTGCTCAAGTGGTTGAAGGATAACCAAAAGACGTTTCCTTCTGGTAATAATCAAATTAGCGAACCTGTACAGGGTGCGTACATGGCGGACACCCCCGGGTTCCTCCAAGGTTACACGCAGGACGACGCTATTAACTTCGGGCAGGCGAGCAACATTTTGCGCGCCGTGTTCACCTGGAAGGAAGTCGTCGCCAGTCTTATCATCACCTGGACGGAACTCAAGCAGGACGGCATCACCATCGTGGACGACAGCTCTGGCGGTCGGACCTCGGAGCACTCAGACGTGGCGCTTACCCGTATCACCGGCCTGCTCGAAAACCGCATGGATGACTACGGCGAATCGTACTCCCGCGCTAAGAACCTCATGTTCTGGCAGGACGGTAGCCAAGACGCCAAGCAAGTGCCTGGTATCCTGTCGCTCATCACGGACGTGAACACTGGCAGCACTGGCGGTTTGTCACGCGTCACCTATCCATGGTGGCAGAATCGGATCAACCTTGGGCTTGTTGCGTCGCAAGCCAACAGCTCGTTGATCCAGTTCTTTAACAGTGAAATCATCCAGCTCAAACGCTACGGTGGCAAGCCCAACAAGGCTCTCTGCGGCAGCGCGTTCCTGGACGGCCTGCGGAGCGAACTCATCGCCAAAGGTTATTTCACCCAAACCGGTTTCAACAACGAGAAAGCTACGGAGCTTGGCGTTGGTGGACTGCACATCTCCGGCCTGGGTAAGTTCGAATACGATCCCACTCTCGATCAGCTTGGCAAGTCCAAACGCTGCTACATCCTCGACGGTCGCCGGGTGAAGCTGCGTCCGATGGCTGAGGAAGATGACAAGATCCTCGCGCCCGCACGCCCGTATCAATACATGGTCTTCCTCAAGAGCATGACCTGGACTGGCGCGCTGGAAGTTACCCAGTTGAACGCGAACGGCGTGTACAGCTTGGCGTAATAACAAACCGCAACCCAAACGAAAGTTATAAAGTAAATGAAAAAGTTCAAACTTCTCGCCTTATTAGTGGCGCTGCTGGCTGTCGACGCTGTCGAAGCCGCACAATTCAACGTCTATTCGTTCTTCAACCCGAATGTGACGTCGGTAGTCATCTCGAACAACGTTGGTATCACCAACCTGAATTACATCTCACAGAACCTTCTGCAGGGGTTGTATCAGTTGGGGACGAACACCGCTGGCACGGGAATTAACGCTCCGATCGCGACGAACTACGCCGCGCTGTCGGGGACTATGTATACCAGTTCTGTGCCAGTGCAATGGTTCGGGCAGGTGTATCCTGGAACGTTTACTGTTCTTACTAACAACACTGTAGCGTCGACCGCTAATACGAACGACGTTGCGTTTGTGACTGTTACTACGAACAACCAGTTCAACTTCTTCCAGGACGTTCCCCTCCCGCAAGACCAGTACAACGGGCTTGTTACCGATAGCGGCCAGCCAGGTGCTGCGGGCCAAACCAACAGCATTGGGTATATTCAGTTTGTAACCCAGCCGTTCTCGCTTACAGGTAGCGGCGCTGTGGGTAACGGCTCTAACATCGTAACGGCGATCTTCAGTCCTATCGCTGTGATGCAACAGCCGAATCCTAATGGTGCTCCAAGCACTGTGAACGGTGGCGGTGCTATCCCTGGGTTGACGCCTGCGCTTGAGCCTACAGACCTAGCACAGCCTAACGGTGTTGCGCCGTATTTGGTGGTTAGCTTTACCAACCAAATCTCTGTCACGCTGAATGCTCCAACCGTCGCAACCTTCGCCGTCCCACGGTGGAAGTTCCCCGGTGCTCGTGGTATACGCCTGCGTGCGCTGTATTCTGGTACTAGCACGAACGCGGTGTGCGTGAACAGCATCACGTATCAGAATTGGGTTCCGTAACCCATTGCAAGAACCAAAACCAAAAACGAAAGGCCGCATACAAATGAAGCTCGCAACCGTAGTATACAACCTCACCAAAGAGGGGCATCACATCCAGCGGGAGAATGTAACTCCCGCGGAGCATCTGCTCATTGTGGCAGAACACCACGCTAACTCCGGTGGAAAGCCGGTGGTTAGTGTCAAAGAAACGGGTGACACGACGAAGGTCGAAGTCGAGGAAGGTGGGAAGAAAGTGGTCAAGACCGTTCCCGCTCGCACGGCCGCCGACGAGGTCGCCCGCCTTAGTGGGCGGTACGCAGCCAACAAGATCAACTTCCTGTTCCCAGGTGCTGATCCCAAGATGCCTACCACCTTCGAAGAAGCCGAGAAACGCGGGGTTCAGCTCCGCCTTCCGTCGTCGAAGTTGACTGAGTTCAACGTGGTTTAACACAAACCCAAAGTAAACATATGGCACGAGGCACTACACTGTTGAATCTCCGGAACATGGTTCTGGCAGAGATTGGTGACGCAAGTTCGCCGAACACTGTTCGACAAACCGAAATCAACACTCTTTTGTCCAACAAGCAGAAGTGGTTAGCGAGTGAATACTCCTGGCCGTTTCTGGAACAGTTCTGGGATTCAGCGGTGGGTGCCGGTGCCCAATACGTACAATTCCCTACACTTAACGATAGCGGTTTGGGCGAGACAACCGCCATCAACTTCGAGCGTCCAGTACTAGTCCAAGTATTCTGGAACCAAATCTACCTCGACATGGACTACGGAATTGGGTCCGAGGAGTATAACTACCTCAATCCACAACTCCAACAATTTTGTGACCCTATTCAGCGTTGGCGCTTCCGCACCGATACTAGCGAGCCAACGGCTCCGGACACTTACGAGGTCTGGCCTGTGCCGGTCACACCGCAAACCGTGCGATTCACGGGGCAGCGTACAATTATCCCGCTCACACAAGACACCGACAAAGCCGACCTAGACGATATGCTTCTCGTCTACTTCGTGGCCGCTGAAATGTTAATGCGCTCCAAACAAGAGGACGCGCAGCTCAAAATGTCAATGGCGAAGCAACGACTTGAAAAACTCCGTGGTGCCTACCCGGTTCGTACTCAGGAAATCGTCCTGGGACGTAGCAATGAAAATGTTCGAGAACAACGTAGAATCGTCCCACTAATCATCGTAGCTCACGGTTAAGTTTAACACTAACAATACAAAATTATGATCATCAGTATGACATTAGCGGACATTGTTAAATGGGCCGCTTGGGGGCAGGTAACGGTTAAGAGCATCAGTGGTTTTAACAACCAAGGCACTGATGCTTACATACAGCTTCACCAAACACCGCCGGTGACGGGTGCGGATACGGCGGGTACGCAACTTGCTAACGGCACTGTCCCGGCGTATAAGTCGCTCTACGCGCAGGCGAACAACGGGTTTTACTACGAGTTGAACGTCACGCTCAAAGAACTACTCGTTGCTATCTCCAGCACCGAAGTGAATTTCACCGCGGTGTCCGCCAACACTGGCTTGGACATGGAACTTGATATTGATTCGCAATTCGCGTGCGACGGAACCGAGCGAGTCGTTGGCGATCTAAGCACCGGTCAAAACGCTTTGCAAGTCTGGACCGAGGCTACCGGCGCAGCCGCTAAGAAACGCCTCTTGCGGTTGGACATCAAGGACAACCAGAACACTTCGCAGCTTGTCGGGTTGGTCTACGCGGTTGATACTGTTCAATCCACCGCACCTCAAAGCCTTGTGTGCTCCGTTGTCATTCCCACGAAGAATGCAACTACAACCTTCATCTTCGGTGACATGAACTCCGGCCTCACTCCCTTCCAACAAGACGGTGGCGGAACGGCTGCTGGCCAGGCAGGTGCGACTTACAACGCACACTACGGTTGCACCATCAACGTGACAAGCGAAACCAACGGCTATTGGACCGCCTGGACGGTGTTTGGCGGCACGGCTCCGAACATTCGCGCGGTTTACAAGTAACATCATATGCCTGCACTTGGCGGCAAAGCTTATCCCGGTTCAAACGGACCTTACCTAAAGGGCAAGTATAACATGCCCGGAAGGAATGGTCCGGATAATGCGAACCTGGCACCTAGTCCTGCTACTTCCGACTGGATAAACCGGATAGTCACGAACGGCGGAGTTTCACCATCGCAAAACACAATCAACGCGGTCGAGCGTTGGTATCGTACGTTGGTCGCTGCGGGAGTGGATACGAAGATGTTGTACACTTTGTTATTCGTTCCAGACAGTCTCACAGCAGCTATCACTCCATTCTTCAATCGAGTGAGTGGTTTAGACCCCGCAACAAACCACAGCTTTGTGAGTGGTGACCTAAGCACGTCCGGTCTAAAGAGTAATGGGTCAACAAAATGGTTAGACACTGGTATCACCCCAAACACAAATATTCCTGACGGAAACAGTGTTGGGTTGGTTCTGTATGTGCCAGACTTAGCATCAACCGCCAGCGCACCCGTAGCCGATAGTGGTGTCATTAACGGAAGTGACAGCTCGAAAAACTGGGCTTTGTTTTGTGCATTGGGTTCAACCACATACTACGAATGCTTTGGCTTAGGCACGTCAACCCCCCAAGTCGCCAATAACCTAAGTGGCTTCTACTCCGGTCAACGCGTAGGTGCGGCCGATTCGCGGCTTTACTTCGCCAACTCCACAAACCCCCATGCACAAATCGGTAGCACCGCGGTAGGTGCACCCGGTGCACACAACGTAACAGCGAAGCTCGCATTGTTCGGTGCATGGGACATTAACCTTAACAACATTAGCCTCATCACCTCCCGCACGATTTCGTTCTTCTCTGAAACGTCCGGGTTGAATTCCACGGACGACGCTACGTTGTATACCGCAACTCAAGCCATGAGGACCCCTCTCGGCGGAGGATTTGTTTAGTTCGATAAACTCACAACCAAATGAAAAAACTACTCCTACTCACAACGTTAACCGCATCGCTCATCGCAAGTGCCGCTTCCAAAGCTGGAACCGTCACTCTCATGTGGACGAACACCAACGCTCAAACCTACAACGTCAACATCTTCTTCACCACAAACCCCGCGTTGCCCACGTCTCAATGGCCTTTACTCGTTGGCAATGTCCCATCACCCGCCAACGCACCCGCGTCGTTCTCCACCAACCTTCCCCCGGCGAACTACTTTTTCGTCGCAGCGTTCACCAACTCCTTCTGGGGGACCAACACTTTTTTCTCAAACGGGACGGCGACCCCGTCCCTGCCAACAAACCTTCTAACCAGCTTCGGAATAACCAACCAGTAACTCCGTTGCTACGACTTAGTGCACCTCCGAACCTACCCCCCACAAATGCCCGATACAAGCGAAGCAAACAGCCGTAAACTCGACCGTCTACTTCTCTTAATGGAGGGTGACGGCCAAAGCCTTATTGGTTTTGGAGAAAGGTTAACACTCGTGGAACATACCTTATTCGGTAAGGATGGCCAAAAAGGACTTGTACAAGAGCACACCATCATGTGGCGAGCACATGTTTGGCTTTTCGGATTGTTTTGTACCCTTTCTGGATCGTTGCTTACCTTAATTATACAGAAAGTAATCAAATTTCTGTAGTACTCGAACCACCATTAAATGAAAATACCAAGGAACGTTGAACAATGGGTTAAAACCCTCCTTGCTGGCGTTATCTCCGGCTCGGCAAACGCCGTTATGGGCAGCATCGGTGCTGCCGCTATCGGTCAACCACTTAACTGGAAACAAATAGGCGCGGTGGCAACCTCAGGAGGGTTTATTGCCGCCGTGACCTACCTTCAAAAATCACCGCTGCCGCCGTCGGAAGACGGAAACAACGGCGTTAACAAACCGTAAACCATAAACAATGAAAAAGTTCCTCACATCAATAGCACTCGCCGCAGTTCTTGTCGGCTGCTCCACAACCGCTCAACGTCAAGCCGTCAACACCATCGGCGGGGTTGAAACCTCCGCCACCGCGCTCGTGGACGGGTATTACACCGAAGTTCTCAAGGGCAACCTGCCTACAAACGACGTACCCACCGTCTCCCGCGCGTACGACTCCCTTCAAGCGAGTATCAAACTCTCGCTCACCGTCGTCCAAAACAACACCAACGCCTTGGCTCCGGCATCACTCCTCACGGAGTCAATGGACTTGGTAAACCTCGTAAACCAAATCAAAGGAAAGAAGTAGCATATGGGTTGGGAAGAAATCGCACAGTTAATCATAACCATCGGTCTTCCGGCGGTGGAGAAACTCATCTCCAACATCGAGAATAAAGTGCCGGTCACGCTCGCGGAATTCCAAGCTCTGCGTGACGAAGCTTCTCGAACCGCACAAGATCGCATCAAAGCGATGGCGGTCCAAGCTGGCATGACTCTCAACGACCCGAAGGTCATCGCACTCCTCGCGCTCGCACAAGGGCCGCCGTCGCTTGTTTCTGGCCCAAACCCGCAAGCCCCTTAGAGTATTGCCCAATAACTGAGCAAAACTATATGGCAGATCGAACAGTACAGATAAATAGCTTCAAATACGGCTTGGATACAAGACGTGAAGCATTGGCGTCATTGCCGGGAACTCTGCAAACCGCGCAGAACTGCCATATTAACAGTGGGGGCGAGATTGAGAAACGCAAAGCGTTCGTGAAGTTGGCGAATTTCTTCGCTGACGATACGTTTGGGTTGCAAGACACTGACCAAGGGTTGGTGACGTTTGGTTCGGACGCTGCTCCGAATCAGACGTTGCCGCCAGGGGTCACTTATCAGCGGTTACAATCGCCGTATGGGAACGCGGTGAATATGAGTAGTGTGCTTTTTTCGTGCTGTTTCCTAGGAAAAGCGTTTGTGTTAGCTAAGTTCTCTAACGTAAGCACTGTTTATGCGTTCTACAATGGAACGCTAGTTGGACAGATTACGGATGGAATTGTTCAAGATACCGGTTTGCTAACGCCGGAAACGATTTCGCAACTGTCAACGGATTTAGCTACGATTGTAAATAGAACCGCCGGACCTAACGACCTCGGAAGTCTTGGATGGCTAGCTCATGCGAACGTGACCGCAGCACTTGCGTCCTCCGCGGGGTTGAACGAAACAGCACTTGCTGGCGCGACGTTGGTGATGAGTCCTCCGGGAGTACACTTTACGCCGACTATTACCAACAATAATAGCGCAGCGGGGTTGTTAGGTGCAAAGCTGATTGACCAGAATTATTCTGGTATCGCAGCCGTGGCAGCGGTGGCGGCCTTCCAGCTAGGAGGGTCCGGGGGGACGGTGACAGTAACAGCACCTGCCAAGGCGGATGGAACGGGAACCGCTGCGGTGAGCGGTGGGGCTGTGGCGTATAATACTAGCGTGGGGCAGACAGTGGCTGATATTGTTACTGCTATTAACAATAACACGTTTTTGACTGGGTATTCTGCAAGTGGGAGTGTTAATACGGTAACAGTCTATGCGCCAGTAACTTTTGGAAATTTCACGTTTAACCTGCATGTGGTGACTACGTCAATGACGGTGGTTGCCGGAACTGCGGGACAACAGTTCGCGCTAACGGTAACGCCCGCCAACATCAACCCGCAGAATCAAACTCCTCCATTGCCTGCGACTGCTGCTTCGGTAATAGGTGGATATTTAGCAGCGTCGGTGTCAGGTAAGAGTGCTGGTGGAACGGTAACATACGCTTGGCAAGAGTGCAACTCTGATGGAACTACAGCCGGGTTGGTGAGTAGTGGTATTACAATTAACCCAAAGACCGGGGCGAGTGTTGCGGTTGGATGGCATGTGACTGCTAAGGGACAATCGTTCACTGGTTACGTTTTGTGCACTGCAACCGATAACGGCGTACCATCAGCGACGGCGAGTAGAGTGATTTCGGTTCATTGTCTTGGGCCTAGCTAATAGTAATAGAACAATATGGCAACATTAGACGTAGCATTTTCAGGCGGGACGACGGGCGTGCCGGGGTTTGGAGACCGCTGGCAGATACAATTCGGTGGGACATGGGCGTTAACCGAGAAGTGGGGGTTGACGTTGGTGTCTACCGCCGGAGATTACGATGTTGGAAGTATTGATTTCTTCTCGGCGGTGTTGCTGCTTACGATGTGCACAACGTTTCGTAATCGCGTGTATATCGCAGCAGGAAGTCAATTCAACTTCAGTGATAATGGCGATCCGACGGGCTGGGAACAGCAAAACCCTGGAGCGGGGTTTGTTGGGTATTTGTCGTACTTTGGTGGACAGGATCAAGTGTACTCTATCTCGCAGCTACAAGGGAGACTTGTAGTGATAGCTAGAAGGAGCGTACAGTTGTGGACCGTTGACGCTGACCCTGCGAATTTCGCGCTGGTGCAAGAGATGGACAATATCGGTTCGATTTCGAATCTTGCAACGCAGAACATTGGCGATTTTGACGTTATTATTCTCGATGATACTGGTTTTCGTAGCTTGCGTACTCGCGAAGTCACCCTTAACGCGTACGTCGACGATATCGGCACGCCGGTGGACGATTTGGTTCAATCGGACTTGCAAAGTGTATCGGCCGCCACGTGTTGCGCGGTCGTAGAACCTACGCTTAAGAACTACTGGGGTTACTTGAACGGTAAGATTTATGTTCTATCACGCTACCCCAGTTCTAAAATTCAAGCTTGGACTATTTACCTCCCGACGTATGAAGCCTACTCCACCATCAACGCCTCAGGAGCGAACTACGTCGATGCGAGACTCAACGCAACAGTCGTTACTAATTCGATATACAAGTGGACTCCCGGCGCACATGAGGTTAGCCTTGTTAACGGCACTCAAACGCTTACGGCGGCGGGGTACTTCAAAGCGCAAAGCACGAGTGTTACTATTAATGGTAGTGGTGCTACTGTTAGCTATACCGGGTTGTTGCAGTTGGTGACGGTGACAACGTTCACCCCACAGAAGTTCGTGATTTTGAATGGGTTGGTGTATGTGCGGTGCGCAAATGGTGAGCTGCTAGTGTTTGGCGGAGCAGGTGGAACTACCTACGACGGCAGTATTGTTACTGCTACGCTTCCCTGGTTGGACGACAAGAAGCCTGCCGACATGAAGCTCGCACAAGCGTTCGACGTTGCATGTGCTGGTAACTGGGCGGCGTCTATAAGTCCCGATCCCGCTACGAATTCACCTGTTGCGGTATGGAACGTTCCAAATCCGACAGGGCTTGAAACCGCCGACAGCTCCTTCGACCTCTTACGTATTGGATATGCACAAAAGGGTACGCACTTTCTCATTAGTTTTCAGTCAGACCCCACCTGGAACCAAATCGCTACTATTAGTGAAGTCCTATTCCATTACAACCGCGCTGATAAAAAGTAAACCGAATGAATCTACTAAGTAACTTCATCTACATCGACCGTAAATTCAAGGACGAACAAGAGCTTCACGACGCGTTCGAAGCCGCAAAAGCCGAGAACCACGGCGTGTTCTGTCCCACCCATCCTTTGCGCAAGGACGGCGAGGTGGTAGGGTACTTCAGCGTTGGTAGTCCTGGCTATCCGGTGGTGTTTGCGTGGCTTGGCGAGTGCATACCGCCAAGAGAGAGTTTTAGCCTTGTAAATCGTATGGAGAACCACGTAGCCCTTGCCGGGGCGACTGGTATCTGCTTCCCAGTGCCGAAGTCTTCCCCCTTCCACCCGCTCATGGGGCATATGGGGTATAAAAACGGTGGAGAATACACGTTCTTTTACAAACCTTTATAACAAGGAGGCAACATGGGTTTCGCAGTCGCAGATTTAATCAAAGGTAACGGGAATAACTACGCTCGTACCGCGCAGCAGCAGGAGCAACAGCGGCAGAACGCTATCGCTGGTGGGACTGCTGACATTAACAAGGCGTTTAGTGGGTTTACTCCTACTTTCTACCAGCAGCGCGCGCAGGCGTATCAGGATTTTGCCTTACCGCAACTCTCACAGCAGTATGAAACCAACCGAAATCAAGTCGGATTCAACCTTGCCAACCGTGGCGTGCTCAGAAGCGGCACCGCTAACAAGCAATGGAGTAACCTCGCACGTGACCTCGGACAAGCAAAACAAACCATCGCCGACCAGGGTATTTCCCAAGCTGAACAGCTCCAGCAAGGAGTTGAAACTCAAAGGCAAAACCTTATCTCACAACTTTACCAGGGCGCAGACCCAGCTAACGCAGGCGCTAGCGCGATACAAGTTGCTGCGAATGCGTCTCAACCAAGCACGTTCGCGCCGCTCAGCAATATGTTCGCAAATCTTGCAAACCAATACTACCTCGGACAAGTGATTAACGCCTATCGTCCAACGAGTTATGTGTCCGCGCCGCCAACGTATAGTGCAAGTCCTGGTGCCATCCCTCCAATAACTTACTAACATAAAACTAAAATGAGTACAGGCGCAGGAGTTAGTGCAGCTACGAACATCGTTGGAGGTGAACTCCAAGGTTGGGCTGCGTTGCTTGACAAGTGGGCAATGCAGAAACAGTATCAGCAAGAAGCTGACATTCAAGCTGGGTATCGCAACCAAGCGTTAGGGCCACAAGGTCCGATACAAACTGGTATTCGCCAGTCATCCCCCGAAGCGATGACCGCCGGAGTAGACGCTGGCGCGGCACTTCGGAATAAAGCTTATGGTGACATCGCTAAAGTCCCACTCGGCTCAGGGTTTAGCCGTCAATCGGAGTACAACCCCTCGGCGGATGACGCATACCTTGGACTTGTTGGTAAAGCTCGCGCGAACCTTGGTGGTTACAGCGACTGGGCTGTACAACAATCCATCAACAACTTACGAAACCAACAAGCGTTAAACCAAATCATTAGCTTCGCCGGTGGTCAAGCGAAGAACGTCTACCCCTTGAAGGTGTACGAAGCTCAACACGCGAACGACGCAATGGCCGCTATCGGTCAAGCGATCAGCAGTATCGGCGGGGCAGCAGGCAACTACGCACAACTTTATGGTCAACAACCTACAGCACCAAGCTATCAATCAGGGTTTGTCAACTCTGGTGGCCTTGGCGGAGGAGCGTACTTTAGCGGTTATGGCGGGTATGGTAATCTTCCTCCCGCTGGCACTTCATATAGCCCTTGGACTGATCAAAACACTATCGGCTACGGCGGAGGGTTCATCCCAGGTTACTAACAAAGGAAAATCATGCCACATTACTTAGACAACAACATTTGGCAAGGCGTCGGGTCAACGTCGCAAGACGCCGGTGAGGCCTTCACGCGAGCGATTGTAGGAACACAAGCGTTGCGGTATCAACAAGCACAGATGCAGCAGCAACAGGCGATGGAGGCTGCACGGTTGGAGATGGAGAGGCAGAAACTCCTTACAGAGCTTCCACGTTTGCGGGCTGAGACTGATGAGTATAAGTCCAACACTGCACTCAACCGTCAAAAGCTATCGACCGCCAACGAGACTACTGCGGCTGGTAAGCTCGCTAATCAAGCACTCCAGGCTCGACAAATGGTTCTTAACCCAGGGCAGGGTGGCGACTTTAAGCTGACCCCCGAACTCTCCGCCGTGCTTCCCGCTGGTCAATACGACCAAAATGACTTGGCTAACCGTTTGCTTGGGTTAATCACTGGTGCTGGTGCTCAGGCGTCATTACAAGCCCCCAGTAGCGCCGTTAGTAGCATGGCACAAGCCGCCTACATGCAACAGTCCCCTGAAGGTCTACGTAATGTGGCTATTGGTGGTTATCCGCCAAACTCTGTACAACGTCCAACACCACAACAAGTCGGCGCTCAACGTATGGCTGAAGCGATTCTAGACTCAATGCTAAAAGGTCGCAAAACCGACTTCGGTGGTCAAGAGGAACCTGATTATGGTGAAGCGTCTGCGTTTGGGAATAGAGTTATCGGTAGCATTTACGGTGACTCGAATCCAAGTCTTCCGGTTCCTAACGTCGCACCCGCTCCACCGGCACAACCGCGACCAATCGCAACGCCACAAGCTGCGCAGCAAACCGAAGGCATAGGTCCTATGTTAAAGCGAATCTTTTTCGGTGGGGGAGCTCCCGCCAACAGCTCAGCACCCGCCCTGATGCCAGCGCCCGCTCAACAATCCGCTGGAACCCAGGGTGCTGCTGCGGCTCCCCCACCGCAACAACGTCAACACGGTCAAATGGTGAAAACCGCCAAAGGCACCTTTGCGTGGAACGCTCAAACTCAAAGTTGGGACCCAGTTCAACCTCCACAACAATAATATGGGCTTAAGTGACGCAGATATTGGCTTGGGTACTATTATTCCGCCAAGACTCACAGACGCAGACATCGGTCTCGCCCCTGCGAGTGGGAAACTAACCGATGCCGATATAGGTCTTGCCCAACCACTGGGCAATACTGGATTGCTTGGGGCGTTAGGTAGAGGGATACAACATGTGGAGCAAGCGGCGGCACCCCTGATGGGGCCAGTGCTTCAAGTGTTTCAGGATGATCCAGGTGAGGGGAGTATTGCACCCAGTTCACGTAGGTTCGCTGAAGCGACTGAAACGTATGGACCTCCGATAACAGGAGTAGTTGTACCTGGAATTGGACCGGGAGTGGTGCCGATTAATACACAAATCCCTGGGCGAGAGTTGAGTCCTCCGCCATCGCAAGAACCTATTCCGACGTGGATGGTTGCGCCTGGACGTGCGTTAAAGACCGCAAATGAGCTTGTGAGTCCTATGAATGTGGGACTCGCGGCGGCAACGGGTGGAGCGGGGGAATTAGCACCAGCGGTCGCGAAGGCGTTGGCGATTGTGTTTGGTACGAAACTCGCGGCACAGGACTTACCGCAGCAGCTTGGACAGTTGAGTGCAGATCCTAGTCCGGAGAACATTAGTGATACGGCTATTAACGCACTCATGCTTGCGGGACTTGGTAAAGGCGTGATGCCGGAGAAGGCACCTGCGCCGTTGCCACCGGGACCATACGAGCATGTGGCGGGAGAGCCAGATGTGGGGTATAGGAAGCGGTTTAGCGAGACTCCTCCGTTGATTGGTCAAAGGCCGATAAACGTGGAACAACCGGTGTTACAGCTCCGACAAGAAGCGCCAGGGTATATTGTTAAACCGAGCGACATTCAATCACCGCGTCCCCCTATCGAGGAGTTAGGTGGAAGGCAACTCGTGTATGGTAATATGGTTGAGCCGGATGTATTACCGCCAGAGCAACGACAGGGGGTTACAGGGCCGAGTGGACCTTATCGTAAGCCGTCGTCTCCACCAACGATGGAGCAGTATCAGGCCCAGTTGGAGAAACGGAATGTTGAGAAGGGCTTGTTAGGTAGCGGTATTAACACCGACTATGAAGACTACCAACGGTTAATGGGGTTGATGAAGGAAGCGTTAGGACGCAAGGATTACGATGAGTTTTGCAAGCTTCAGCAGCAGACAGAAGCGATAAAGAACCGTAACCCAGAACGTCCCGGTATGCCTCCTTCACCGCCAACGGCTCCGGTGGCTAAGACTCCTACCAAAGCCGACCTACGCCCCGCCATCGAAGTCAACGGCAAGCTACTCGTCGGAAATGTTGGTGACACGCACGCAGATGTGCTTGCTCGTAATGGAATTAACCCGGAGACTATCCCGCACGAATCCCCGCAGAGAGGGTTTACCGTCGACGGGAAGACTTTAATCAATCGTACTGACGCAGCGAAGATCGCTGGTGAGCGCGGTACCGCAGCGGCTGGCGGGTTAGACAGCCAAGACCTATTCCCTGGAGGTAATCCCAATGCCATTCGAGAGTTACGCGCAGGTAGCATACCTGAAACACAAGCACCCAGCAATTTACAAAAGGTGGGTGAAGAAGTACGGCAAGGAGCCGATGCAGAAGGTGCGACACGTCAAGCGCAAGAAGACGTGAACCGTCCTGGTACGTTTTATAGTGGAATGCCACTAAAACTCGAACGAAATAGACCCAAAGGCGATCTCGAAGGTTTCTGGATGCACTCCGTCGGGCACCTAATTCCTGAAACTCAAGACTATCAACTCGCTCGCGAGATTGTTGATAAAGAACCTGCCAAAACCCCCTCCCCTGAGCAGATAAGTGACGAAGGCGCGAAGCGACTCGAACAAGAAATGATGAGTAAAGGCTTCACGAAGGTGGTCCGCCAAGGGGATACGTACTTCGTGGACAATAACGTGTCGAATCACCAGCTCGCTGGAATTCGTAACCAAGCGAAGTCAGAAGGAAGAACGGTTCAAACGATTGACTTTCACGCGGGGTTGAACCCGTTTGACCCAGAGCTTTTGACTCGCGTTCTCGATAAGTTTTACGGTCATGGCGTTAAGCGTGACCCAGAAGAACGACTCAAACACTTCGAAGCCAATCTCAGTGGTTGGTCTGCCCCGCACCACGCTATCGCAACGGAAGACGTAGGCAATAAGCTTGTGCGCTACGCCGCTGCTGACATCTACGCCAGCGAGTTAGGTCTCAGCGGTGCGCTCGGCGGCGCATTCCGCCGTGGGTATAAAGAACTCGCGTTAAAGGATTGGATTGAAGCAGGAATACGGGATGGGGTTTACGAGTACGCCAAATCGGGAGTACCGTCCACGATTACCGGTCCTACCAAAGCATTTCAAGTCTCTATCCGTGGCGTCGGTCATAAAACCCTTCGCGTCCGTGCGGACCTAGCTCCTGAATTTGACCAGGCGTTGAATGGAACTGGTATGCCTGCAAAGGCGGGTGCACAGTTGCTAGTAGATCTTCTCACGGAAGCACAAATCGCTGGTCCAACAGACGTCATCTACCACTTGGCGAACATGTATTCGTCGATTGTGAAAAGCCCTGGAAAGGTAGGGAATTACTACGCTGACCAGATGATGCGGGTGTATGGTGTGAAGCAACTCGACGCCATGGCGAGAATTGGTTGGAATATGTATAAAACCATGTCCAACGACCCAGCGGTGAGAGCCGAACTCGCGAAACTCGCTCAGATAGGGGCGTTACGCGGCGAAGAAGGGCGGTCACCGTTTCTTGCTAAGATCACCGGCGGCGTGATTGACACTGGTCGCTGGATTCGAGTCATCGACCGCGCAGGAAGGTATGCGAGAAGTCGCATGTATGACAATTTAGTCGAGCAAGGACTCGTAACGGATAATGAGTTAGACCGCCGAGAGTTTGTCAACAAAATGGGGCAATATAACGCGAAGTTAATGTCTCACTGGCAAGCGAATCTTAAAAACATTACGTCGCAGTTTGTGGTCGCAGGGAGGACTTTTAACCGCAACGCGGCACAAAGTATTCTCGCGAGTAATGAATTTAGGTCAGCTGCTCCTAGTGCATACGCTAAGGCGAAGCTCTCAAACATAATGGCATTGATGAGCACAGCGATTGTGGTGCCTATTGTCGCCAACGCTGTTATTACCGGCAAACCCTTTGGGCGAGCTGGTGTGCCTTTAGGTAAAATCGACACCGGTAAAGACGACGAACAAGGTCGACCTATTACGGTTGACCCGATGAAAACTGACCTATCTCGCCGTGGTGCTCGTAACCTTGGAGTTGAGGACTTGCTTGAAGGAGTCAAAGCGAAGCGTGACCCGGTCGATATCGGCGCACGTATGATTAAGAGTATCGGTCTTGGAATTGCACGTCCATGGATGGGACCGCCAGTACGAATGGGTGAGGAATTCCTAGGCACGTATAAGGCAACTGGAAATGCCACTGATTCAATCAAAGCCGCTATACGGGCGGTGAATCCGCTTGTCTACGGGTCGGTATTCGGCTACCCGGAGGAAAATAGTAAAGGTGGCGTGAAGGAGTTAGGGCAACAAACCGTGAAACAAGCTGGTGAAGCCTTCGGAGTAGGGTCTGGAAGGATTCTTTCTAACATCGAGAAAGTGGAAAAGGTCACCGGCAAGCCAGTCGAACAAACCTCCCTACGTGAGCGAGTCAAAGCGGAGCAGCAAGTGAAAAGCGAGAAGCTTCCTACCTCAGCAATGGAACAAGCCAAAATCGTTAGCCGTGCGGCGACGAACGAGGCAAAACGTGGGGACGAAGTGAAGGCGTCGTTTGACAAAGGTACAAAACAATGGCTTGAATCGCGACAGCTTATCGTGCCGGGATATGACAATAAGCTAGAGTATGGTAAAACAAAAGTCTACCTCACCGGCGACGAAAGCAAACGTCTCGACGCGTTGGTGAAGGAAGAATATCTCGCGACAATCGACAAGATAAAGTCTTCCGCCAAGCTTGCCGACTTCGACGGTGCCTCAATCCAAAAGCGACAAGAGGTCTTCCACCGTATGCTGGCGGAAGCCGCACGGCGGGCGAAGGACCGTCTTGGCAAGGAGTTATATGACAAAACCCCTGATAGCGATAGTAATGCCCAAAACTTGAGCAATACTCAGAAGAAACGCAAGCGGTACTCTTTCATCCAAGGCAACAACGAATAGCCATGCCCGAAGGTGATGCAGAACTTGAAGACGACGGCTTACCGGACGAAATCCGACAGGCTAGTTGGGAAGATGACGACGGTGACGAAGAAGAATAACTCTAACTCATGAAAGAAACCAAAGACGTAATTGCCTGCGTGGTAGACCACGGTATGATCGGTATTCCAATCGCTGAAAGACTAGCGCGTGACATGAAGCACGTGTACTTCTTCTCCGTATGGGAGGAAGGTCAACCACAATTCTCCAAAGCCATCGTCGGGGATGGATTGGAAAACGTTGAGCGCGCTATTGACATATGGGACATCAAGAAGGAGGTCGATCTGTTTGTCTTTCCAGACGTTCAAGATGCAGGGTTGCAACTGGAACTCGAAAGTCAAGGTAAGGCCGTATGGGGTAGCCGCGATGGGGATATACAAGAGTTGGACCGTGAACTGTTCCTTAAGACCCTTGGGGAGATTGGATTACTGGTGCCACCGCATCAAACGGTCGTAGGCGTAGACGCGCTCCGAAAGTTTCTGAAAGAGAAAGAAGACTACTACATTAAAATGAGTCTTTTTCGCGGGTCTTTTGAGACGAGTCATTGGCGTAGTTGGAAGCTTGACGCGTGCTGGTTAGACGGACTCGGAGTAAGGTTTGGACCTTTCGCCAACAAGATGCGATTTCTGGTGTTTCCAAACATAAACACACCTCTTGAAATAGGCGCGGATACGTTTTGCGTAGATGGTAAGTTTCCTTCAACAATGCTTCACGGAGTGGAGTGGAAAGATCGCGCGTATTTAGGAGCAGTAATGAAAGAAACACAAATGCCGGACCAGGTGCGCGAGGTGTTGAAGGCTTTTGGTCCGGTGATTGGAAAGGAGAAGTATCGGAATCAGTTTTCATGTGAGATTAGGGTGAAAGGGAAGGAGAGTTATTTTATTGATCCGACGTGCCGGTTTGGTTTGCCATCAACCGGGAGCCAATTAGAACTGTGGAAAAACTGGTCGGAAATTGTGTGGCATGGTGCGAATGGCCAGCTCGTTGAACCTGTTCCAACAGCGAAGTATAGCGCGGAGGCGATAGTGAAAATGGCAGGAGACCACTCCGAATGGCGAGTAGCTGATGTTGACAAAGGGCTTGCCAAGTGGTTAAAACTTGCAGACTTTTGTCAATGTGACGGATTGACCTGTTTCCCAAATAGTGATAGTCCAGGCGGCGATGAGGTAGGATGGCTCGTTGCTTTAGGTGATACTCCTGAGGCGTGCGTGAAGCAGCTAAACAAGCACGCTGATATGTTGCCAGATGGTATGGACGCGAATACGGAATGTGTGGCATATGTGTTGAAGGAGATACAGCAGATGACGAAGCAGGGTATTAAGTTTGGCGATTGTCCGATCCCAAAGGCAGGGTTGGCGGTTGAGTAGGGGTAGGGTTTTGCTGCGGTGGCGGGTGGGAGAGGTCGTAGATGACGTTATCGAGCCATGACTCAGCGTCGGTGATAGACCAAACGCCTTGTCGCATGAGGGAGAGAGTTGCACGAAAGGAGCGGGACATATCAAGTCCGCCTCGTTGGTAGTCGGTCATTTTAGTTTTAAATGGACGCGCCGATACTATTTTCTAAGCACGGCGCGTCCGTGAAAGGTCGTGAACTTAATTATGCGCCAGTGCCGCCACCGCCGGACTTGCAGTAGTTTGCTTTAATCCAAATTAGGTTAAAGTAGGAGCCGCTGTTAGGACAGGCGCAGCTTATGCTTACTTGTAGAGTAAGGTTTACAAGGCTGCCGACATTCTGCGGTTCGGGCGGGTCTTGGGTCAGTCCGCCTTGCGCGTTGCAATACGCGAATGTGACCGATCCCCAAGTGTATCCCCCACAATTCGGCGGGGTGATAATAATGTAGTCACCGTTGGACAGCCCGTACATGCCGTCTGCGGCAGCGTTGGCTCTGGTGACCGAGTAACTGAGAGTCCTTCCAAGCACAGAGACAGTTCCCCCGGCCTGAAAGAAGGCCATGTCAGGCGTCCAGTACAGCGGGCAGTTGCCTACTGCTTCGGCTTTTTGTGTGAGTGTTAAACCCGCAAAGAGGACCAGTGCGGCCAATAAGCTAAACGGTTTTTTCATGGTTTGGTTTGGTGTTTTGGTTAGCAGACATTCATTGTGGCTCCTTCCATCGGCCAATCGTGCGTAGCAATGCCTCGCGGCGTTGTGCGGCGGTGGCGTGTAGGGTGAAATATCGCAGGTGAACCATGTCGTTTTTGAACGCAACATCAATTCGACCAAAGTCGGTGTCGTGCATAACAGCCATCAACTCGCTGCTGTATTTGGCGAGGCGTTTTTTCCAACCGTCGCCGGTCAATAGCTGCTTCTCCGCCTCGTGCGTGGCGTTCAGGTCGGAGCCGTAGTCGGGTGGACCCTTTACTCCATAATTTCCAGTTGGGTCTGACCACCACAGTCCAGTAGGGTCAAGCTTCCACCCGCACCACTCGGCAACCGCGATGTTTTGTTCGTCGTTGGTCATTGCGTTACCTCTCCGCTTTGTATGAACCCGTGCCAGTGGCCGTGAAATTCAGTGTTTACAGATGGAGCAAGTGAGAGCGTTTCAAATGTATCACCAACGCGATTCCATTTAAGTTGTCCCGGCAGCGGAAATTCTCCACCAAACTTTTGAATCCATCCCTTTGGGTCAATAAATGGCGTGAACATTACGGCAAGTCTCTGCTCCCGGCAGTGAGGGCAATCAAAGCGTATTCCGAAAATCACCATGTCTGGTTCATGGCCAACGCCGATCCATTTTGGATTTAGTTCAGTGAGTTTCATTGCGTGTCCTTTAGGGCTTCTTCGCACGTTTCGTTTACCAAACCGGCTAGCTCGTCGAATGTCATATCCGGTGTGCCGCATGCGCTCCGTCCAAAACCGTAGAGTGTTTCAATCGCCTTCCGATACCGCTCCATCTTGGCGAGCAGTGCGCGGCCTGCGGTGGCGTGATCTAGTTTCCGTCTAAGTTCATTTGTGGTCATCCCATACTCAAGCATTCGCCTTTCAGTAAACTCCATTAACTCCCTCATCGCCGCTACCGTCGCATCCCGCTCCGCAAGCTGTGCTCGTAGGTCGGACACTTCAGCAATAGACTTACGTAGCTGATCTTCGCGTTGTAACAAAACGTATTGTGTTTCTTCGAGTGTCATTCACCTTCTCCTATCGTTATTAGTTTTTGTTTAACCGCCATGCGAATCAAATCCGCTGTACATTTCACCTTCATCTTACGATAAAGCGCAGCGCGTTGGTGCACTATGGTAGAATACGAGAGCTTGTGGTCAAAGGCGATTTCTTTGTTGGTTTTGCCTTCGCCAATGTCTTTGAGAACAGCTAGTTCTCGCGGCGTAAGCTTAATGGCGGTAGTTTGGTTTGAACTCATGACATTTTATCCTTGCGTTGTTTTGCGGCAGCGTCAGAGTACTTCTTGCCGTAGCGAATAGTGAGTTTGTCTATGTTATGTTTCAAGCATTCCTCACGAGTAATACCCATACCTTGACGTAAACCCTCCATGTAGAATTCTAGGTCACCGAGTTCTTCGATAACGTTGTCTACGTCGATCGGTTGGTTGTAGATTGTGTGCTTCTTTACTGCGTCGATTAGCTCACCAGCCTCACCACAAATTCCAATCGCCATGTGCATTTGGTGTGCCCCGAGCGGAGTCATTTCACGAACGATGTCACTACCTGGCTTTGCTAACGCACTAACAAGTTCTGCATGTGTCATATGTTTTATGTTTTAGTTATTTTAATTATACCGTCTTTTACTAGTTCTTCCTTCTTACCCGGCAAGAACAACATCCAATCTTCCTTGCCGTTTTTCATTTTCCACATCATTCGGGTGATTTGGTCGGTTTCTTCTAAGTGCCGGAGAATAGAAGCGGTCTCACTCCAATTGCAGTCTATCTCCACAAGGCGTTTTACTTCCTTTTCTGGCATAAACCCGCCGTTCGCCTTTATAGCTTCTAGTGTTCGTTGCTGCACAGCCGCAAGCTCATTACGCCCAGCGGCTTGCGAGAGTCTAGGCATGTTTTCTTCGAGTATGTCGAGAAAGGAGACCGCTTCCTCTAGCAGGTCGTCCGTGAATAATAGCATTGGCTTTGGTGACACAGCGTCTAGTGCCATGGCAACCTTGAATAATTGGATGTGCTTAGTTCCAATGTACCCCGCCATGAGAGGGTTATTCGGCAGGTTACGCTGTTTTTGTTCGTACCAAGGTCGATACCATTTACGACCAGAATCGGCCCACTTATATTGTCCAACGAGGGAAGCAGCGTTTTTAAGGTGGCCGACGATGCGATCTCTGGCGTCAACGGCTGCGGAGTCGAGGTCGATGAAGGCTTTTGGTTCAGCGCGGTCCAAAACGTACACATAAATAATGCGCCTACTAAAGCCGCCGCTAACGATGTCATTTTTGAGGTTGTTGATAAGCCAGTCGGGGTTTTCACACGCGAGTATATTGAGACTAGGATTAACAATAGACTCAACTCCACGCTTAATTGTGCTAGAGTCAAAAGGGTCGACGCGGTCATAAATATCGGTAAGAAAAGCTAACATTCGTGACGGACTATAAGCAATAAAATTCTTAAACTCGTTCATGTAGAACGCGTACGCAGCAAAAGTAGACTGCTCTCCAAGTTCATTAGTATAACTTCTGGGGAAGTCTTCTTTGGCCATATTTGACACAATGTCCTCGGCGGATTGTGTTGAGGCCCCGATATTGTAATTTGGGCACGCCAACTTGAAAAATCGTTTAGCGAAGTCGCAAGAAACAGATTTACCGTTTCCTTGTGGTCCAACCAACATAACGTACATATTGCCGTGGATGACAATATCCCCATGTCGGAAATGAATCTTGCGATTGACGACAGCTCCGATGGTGGCGATGGCGGACCAGTAGACGTAGTGGGTTGGGATTTCATAGTATGAATGGTAGAGCACGTAATCTGCCATGAAGGGGTTTGCCATTGGTGGTGGTAGTAGCGGTAAGGTTCAAGCTTGTAGAGTATTGCCCAGGAATTGAGCAAGACTAGGGGTAGAGTTAAATGTCCCCTACTTTCGCCTTGTCATCCATGCTCCAATTCGTACCATAAGATCCAGAAAACGGTATCGTAAGCGTGATTCCCGCGATACACAACGGATTATCGAACCACTGCTTAATCTTAGCAGGTGCCCAGGACGCGTCGGATTTACGGAATTGGCCGTCGAGGGAGTCGTGTACGGTGTGGAGAGGTTCAATTCGGAGTGCACGTGATCGACCAACTCCATTAATTCCTTCGGGTAAGGAGCCGTCCTTCCAAAAACGTGTCCGATTTTCGGGGTCATGCCAGAGTCGGTAGAGTGCTCGTTTGACTGCGTAGGTGGTGTTTTCTTGTGGTTCATTTGCGAGGGCCTGTGAGAGTATTTCTGTTGGTCGACCGAAGAATTTACGAGAGTGGCCAGACGCGCCGGTAAGGGAAGGCGGGTATGGTCGGTTCTTGAGGCGACGTCCGACAGCGTCATGCCAGACGTTTGGTTCGTAGCAGGCGAATACAGCGTTACGGAAGTCGCGCACGTCGTTACGAGACATTGCGATTTTACCTTCAGATTGTGCGAGGATAACGTCGGACAAAAGGTCTGGTCCCATGAGGTAACAGATACCCCAGATGCCTATTTTGCACGCGAAGTAGTCCCAATCGTGCGAGGAGACTTCTTTAAGGAGTTCTTTGATTTCTGGTCGGGTTTTACCTTGGAGCGAGGTCGTACCGTGTCGAAGCATGTAGCAGACGCGCTGCGCGGGTTTGATTTTCGCACGGAGGTCTTCGAGCATGGCGGGACGTCCGAGAGAGTAAAGGTGCGCTCCAATAGTCCAGCCATCCGCTCCGGAAAGGTCACATTTAAAAAGGTAGCAGTCATCGTCTGCAATAAATAGGTCGCGCATTCCCTCACGTAAAAAGTCGCCCTCTTTGCGGAGAGTGTTTTCTTCAGGTATGGTTTGAAGGTTGTAACCACTGCCGGTTGGTGAGGTGTAGCAGGTAATGCGAGACGTTTCAGTACCAACGATATTGTAACCCGCCCGGACTCGTCCATCTCTATCAGCGTGGATCGCCAACATTTGGGATCGCGTGCGGAGTTCTTGTATAGAGATAGCAAGTTCCAACACTCGTCGTTGAAGATCTGTCGTAGCCTTTTTGGTGAGGGTGACAAGGGCGAGGTAGTCGGTAGTGGGCTTTTTGGACTTGGGGTCGAGCTGGACCGGGAGCTTGAGTGTGGCATATAGGTAGGTTTTAAAGTCTGGACCTTTGGTGTTGAGGTTGTTACCGAGAATGATGGAGAGGGTGCCGCGAGTGGTGGGGGTCAAAGGTTCAGACCCTAAAAGGATCTTGACCGCCGTGGCATAATCTTCCTCGGAACCAGCTTTTGGATGTGTGGGGTCTGCTTTGTAACAGATTTCGGCTTGTACGAGTTTGAGAAGTTCGGACTTGGTAAGGGTGTCGGGGAAGCCGAAGTGCGATATAACGTTGAGTTGGTGTTGAAGTTCATGAATACGTTGGTCGACGAGGTATTTGCGGTGTCGGGCGAGAGCGACGTCGTAGCGGATGCCACGCAACTCCATGTAGAGGAGCGGGTTTAGAAGGGCAACGTTAAATCCATAATGTGTTCTCGCTGAACCACTAATCCACTTTTCCACTTTCCCGTTAATTTCGTGTGTTGTAGCAGAATCTCGACAACAATACTCCCAGAAGGTTTCTTGGTTATCAGTACGACGATCGGATTTATAGTATGGCTCATCAGTGTAAAGGGAACATTGAAACCCGAGGCTCTTCTCAAGTTCACAGTATAACTCCCAGTGTTTAAGCATAGTGTCGTCCACGACCCCCCGAACAATGATGCCGTAGGAATAGTGAAGGACGAATCGGTCATACAGCGAGTTCTGTAAGACTTTAGGTATAGAAACGTCTCCAAGGACTTTGGAGACTTCCTGGAAGAGTATGACTTCTTCATTTAAGCTCCACAAAGATTGTCCAGTCAGAGTTGTGAATGGCACTATGAATGACGTGGATGGCGACGTCGCCAACGATAAGCAACTCATCGTTCCCACCCCACCTTCGATATCGACGGACACGAGCGGTTTGTCTCGCTGGATTTCTTTTAGAGCGTTTAGAATCTCTGCGAAGTTTAGCTTTACCCGCAGCGACCGCACGGGCAATGTGAGCGTTGGTGATTTTGCTTGGGGACATACTTTGAATAGGAGGTCTAGTAGGATTGTCGGCATCCACTCGAATGTGCGCATCGCGGCAGCGGGATGGTAACTGGCGACGCATTTGCAGTTGGGGTAGGGGGAGTTGTAATGGGACAAAAACAAGGAGCCACGCCAGTCGCCTATTGCGTTGGGGAAGACGAAGGCGGGGCCGTCTTTGGTGGTTTTGCGCTTAGGTACGGCTGTAATGCCTTCTTTGAAAGCATGTAACGCCGAACCGCCGAGACACCAAATAATGTTAGGCTTGAAGCGGTCCAGATCACGAGTAAGGTTTGCAAGACCGTTTTGAATGGGTTCACCGTCCCAGGTGAAGTTAGCGATTTTGTTGCCAGCAGGCTGGTGGTTGCATATGTTGCCAACGAAACAAGCATCGCGTAGAATACCCACCTTAGAAAGGTACTTATCAAGTTCTCGACCTGACGCGCCCATGAATGGACGGTGAAGAGCAACCTCGTCCGAACCGGGAGCTTCGCCCACGATAGCAATTCGGTAGGGGACGTCGGTGACGATGGGGAAGATGTTGTGGACGGTTGTGCTTGAGGGGGCGGAGACTCCGGCAGAGTCGTCGAGGAGGTCGTCATAGAAGTCTTTGGACATTTTAGTCTTTGGCTAGTTCGTTAATGATTGCGAGGAGTATTTCTTCACGTACGAGCAACGGGAGGTCGTCGTATGGAGTGTCGTGAAGTGCACGATTTCGGTAAATGTGCACGATTGTCGCACCACGGACATGGATTTCGTAGAAATCCCCGGTGAAGGAGTTGAGATGAATACGGCGGTTCATTTCGTTTTAGGTGTTATTTGAACACTGCGTTTGGGTTAATGGTGAGGTAAAAGCGTTTTACGTTTTCGAGGAGGGCGTTGTAATGTTCGAGTTGCTTCTCAATCGCGATAACCCGGCGTTCATTGCGTAGTAATTCGATAGTGATAGACCCGCGCCCGGCAAAGGGTTCAAGAAATAGATCTCCGCGTATTGAGATAGCATTTGCGAGTGTTTTAGTGATCTCGTAAGGTTTGCTAAAGGGATGACCGCAGTCTTTTTTGGCTTGCTCGTTTGACGCAAGGAGTATTGACGATGAAATTCCTGTAATAAGAGTAGTTCCAGGTTTGCGACAGAGCATGAGTATTTCATAGTTTTTGGTGGTGTTGTAGTTTGCACATTGGTTCCCCGCGCCAGAGGACTTGTGCCAGATGAGTGGCCAACGCTGCACAGCGAAACCAGCGGCAATGGCGCAGTCGTACATGAGTTGCCACTGCATGACATCGCAGTAGGTGATGACAAAGGCTTTGTCGCGCGTACAGTGAAAAGCCGCCGGGAAGAACTTTTTGATAAGGGCAACGTTCTCGTCGACGTCGTGCTCGTTGACAACGCGGTCTACGTCCTGCATACCGCCTTGGGATTGGTCGAGGTTTGACATGTCGATCCCGTAGGGTATGTCGGTGATGATGTTGGAGACGATACCCTTGTTGTCCGGGTCGTTCATCCAGTCGATAGAATCGCCGTGGCGGATAGGGGAGAGGGTGATGGTGTTTTTCACCGCAGACGCGGCAGCGGTTTTCTCAGCCCAGTAGACGTCGAAGGGGGTTTTGTTGAGCGGGTTGCGCTCGTACTTTTCGCGCTCGAATGCAAGAAGGTCCGGGGAGGAAGAAACTTCTTCGACGTGGAGGACTTCTTTGATGGTAGGTGCGGGGAGGGAGGCTAGTTCGTCGATGGGGTCGGTGCTGGCGGCAAGTGCCGCGTGGCGGCGTGCCAGTTCCGCCAAGGCTTTGGCTTCTTGCTCACCGAGGTAGCCGAGACGGTATGCCTCGAAGCACGAACCGTATTGGTGGTATTTACGTTTTTCAGGTGGGAGGGATAGTTCAGCTTCGAGTTTCTTGGCTATTATTAGCACGTAGGATAGTGCCCCTTTCGATACGCCAAAAAGCTCGCACGCGAGGCGGGAGTTCCAATCGCCGGACGAGAGTGCAGCTTCTCTCGCACGTTGCTGGTAGATGCGTGCTATGGCGATGGTTTCTTCTTGCCACTCGAAGGACTTTCGTGCGATGTTTTCGAGTGCTTCCATTTCCTGTCGGTCACTTTCGAGGAGTGTTTCCTTGTATACCACATCAATAGTGGCCAAGCCAAGCTCACGATGGGCAGTGTAACGACGACCGCCAGCCACAAGAACCCGATCTTGGTTGACCACGACAGGTTGGATAAGACCATAACGCGTGATGGAGTCTTTGAGTAAGGAGAGGTCGCCGTAGTCCTTGCGGAAACGGTCGGTTAAAACAATGTCGTTGAGGGGAAGGGTGGTTCGGTTCATTTTATATGGGGATGGTTTGAATTGGATAACGGTAGCTAACGATTTTGTTGTTCTCGCGTGCGAACTCGATTTCACCTTGTACACCAAGTGATTGTCCCCAACCATCGAGCATTAGCACGCATAGCTCATCGCAGTGGGAAAGCATACGCTTGTTGTACTCCTGCCAGAAGTTATAGTCACCTGGGAGACCGTAAAGGTGAATTGGATGGCAGTGAGTAATTGGAGAAAACACAAAATGTCCTTGCGCAAACATATGCGCGGCGGTACGGTCAATCGCGCGGACACGTTCAGTGATGACGTTGGGGTCGGGGTGGGAGTAGGGGGCAGCGAGGTATATGAGTTTTGGCATTGAAGTAAGTAGTTATTCCACGTTGTAGTCTTTGAGACGAACACGAAGTTCGTCGTTGTATTCTTTAAACTTTTTCTTCCAGATTTTGTACGTGTCGAATGCTCCCCAAATGTAACCGAGTAGCAATCCTAACGCAAAGCATGGAATGACGATGTAGGCAACAACCTTTTCAGCACTCATTTGCAGTAAGTGAGTTTGTTAGCAGCACGAGTGATTGCGGTGTAACGCCAACGCTTCATGTCCCAT